CGACAGGTGTTCAGTCAGGCCATGCTCGGCGGCTAGTTCCTGCACCTTGTCGGCATCGACCTTTCGAGTCAGCCGCCCGGTGATCTTGATTTGGTGCCCGGTGTTCGTTTTTGCATTGAACGTGCCGTCCATTTGCTCGCCAATGTGGAAAGCTTTTATTAGCTCATCCTCAACCGCTCGGCGGGCTTCCACTGCCATGCGTTCTGCTTCTTTGGCCTGAAGCCATGCTTCAGAAAGCTCAAACAGTTTTGCTTCGATCATTTGCTGGCCCCTGAGTCATATTCAGTAATAAATTTCAAAGCCGTCAGTTCAGCTCCTACATCCTGCCCGGCCCAATCTCTATTCATTAGCCAATTCGTCAATTCATCTGGGTCTACTCTCCACTCCCATCCATCACCAAACGACTTCGCAACTAAGATTGATTCATTTGTTTCTGTGTCTTGGATATAAAGTCTGTTGTTAGCCATTTTTTAAGAATTCCCCCTTTCAGCCATCATTGCATCGGCCAACATGTAAGCTTGTACTGCCACCATCTCTTCGATTTCCATTCCCGCATTAACTGCTTCACGGTCTGTGGTGTTGGCAAGGTAGTGTGGGATGGCTAGGGCTGCGAACAGGTCGCGCAGGGATTCTGGTTGGCTCATTTCGTTTCCCCTGTGGCTTTGGCGATGGCATGACGTGCTCGTGTAAGCCAATATGCGGCATCTTCTGGATTGTCTACAGCCCATTGCAATGACTCCAATAAATCAGGCGCGGCAGCGATAAGGCGCGCATTTGCTTTGCCTTTACTGTTGGCTTCTCGCCACGTGCCTGCTGCCTCAGAATCTTCGAGCATGTCATCGTAATTTATGCCGCAGATTCTCGGGTTATCCCCTTCCCGCTTTCTTCCTTTGTCTTCCACTACCCAAAGAAAAAGGCCGAATTCGTGCCAGACTTTCCACGGCCCCGGCGTGTGCTTGCTCATTTCTGCCCCCCAATCTTCGCAATGATCTCGCCCAAGTCCGGCGCTTCCCATGCGGCCAGCTTGCCGCTCCGATCCTTCGCCAGCCATGCACCATCACCATCACACATTAGCGCCCGCTGGCTATTACCCTCGGAATCCTTCTCGACTCTTAGGGCCAGCACTTCATCAAAAAAGTAGGGCAGTCCCTGGGAAAGCGTTTTGCCTGGCATAGAGGGGCCATACATGACTTTACCCATTTCGTCCTGTAGCTTCTCCAGCTTGGCGGACATATAAACATGACGGCCCGGCAGATCACGGAACGAGCGGATAAGCTCAGTCATAACGGTGTTCATCTCGCCATATGCTGCACGTCCGTCCTTGGTGGCTTTCTTTTCTGCGTTTAACACCACCTCGGCCACTTCGCTGATGCTGTCAAGCGCCACGGTCTTAAACTGTTTTGACTCCGCGCTGTCACGCAGCCATGCGTAAGCCTCGCGCAGGTCATCCATTGTTGAGACTTCAATGTAAGGAACATCTGCATCGGCAATGGACAGCAAGCCACCCTCTGCCGACAACACCACGGGGGACGGCAGTGTTTTAATAAGAGAGGTTTTTCCTGCGCCAGCCTGCCCATAGACCAAAAGCTTTACTCCGTCGCTTGCAAGCTGACTGCTACGCTTTAGACTGATTGCCATGATTGGTCCTCCAATACTTTTTGAATTGGCTGTTTTAGGTATTCGACGCCATCAACGATTTTTTGGTTGAACTCTTCAATAGTTATCAGACCCATGTCCAGCAGCGGCGCCCACATGTCCACAATCGCCGACATGTAGGCGGTGTTTCTTTCAGCAGTCATTTCTATCACTCCTGTAACCTGCACCGTCGGCCATTCCGTTCGTGCAGTGGTTGTACTTTAGCAAAACATCTGCCAGAATGCAACAACGAATTGCAATTTTTTTAACAAAGGAAACAAAAAATGACGCTGGAACAAATTCGAAGTGCGCTGGCTGATCGCAAAGTGGCAGTGGTGGCAAAAGCGACGAACGTTCACCCGAACACCATCCGCAGCATCCTGAAAAACCAAGCAAACCCGACGCATCGAGTGGTAAAGGCACTGTCTGACTACCTGAGCGGCGGGGTGACAAATGGCTGACCTTACAAAGATACTGGGCGGGCCGTGGGCACCGCCTGCCGCGCCCATGTTTGACCCACCAGAGGTGCAGTTCAGGTCCGCCATGTTAGAGGCAGGCATCACGCCGCCTGACGAAATTATTCTGGACGGCCAGCTGCGCCGGTTTCGCACTGACAACAAACGCACCGACCGATCTGGTTGGTACGTTGGCCATGCCGACGGCATTTGCACCATGATTTTCGGTGATTGGCGGCAAGGCATAGAAAAAACCATAAAAGCGACCACAAACCGCACATATACCGTGGCCGAGGAAATGGCCCATGTTGCCCGGATTGCCGCAGCCAAAGCAGCAAGAGATGCCGAACGCAGACGCCAAAACGAAGCCGCTGCCAGCACCGTTGATATCATTTGGTCTGAGGGCGCAGCCGCCAGCCCAGAACACCCCTATCTTAAACGCAAAGGGATACAGCCCCACGGTGCAAAAATCACCGGCGACGGGCGGTTGATGGTGCCGCTTTTTGATGCGGATGGCGTGCTCGCAAGCTTGCAATACATAGACGCAGAGGGGGGCAAGCTGTACCACCCTGGCGGAAGCGTAGGAGGCAAGTTTTGCATCATCGGCACCCTTGACGTGCCGGGCGTGTTGTATGTGGCCGAGGGCTACGCTACCGCCGCCACAATCCACGAAGTAAGCGGCAGGCCCGTCGTGGTGGCTTACAGCGCCAGCAACTTGGTGCCCGTTACCGGCACCCTGCGTGATCTGTATGGGCAGGCACAAGATATTGTGATCGTGGCTGATAACGATGCAAGCGGAGTCGGGCAGAAGTACGCAGAGCAAGCCTGCGCAAAATACGGAGCACGTATGGTCATGCCGCCAATTGCCGGTGATGCCAATGATTACGTACAAGCGGGGCAGGACTTGGCCGGGCTTTTGAATCCGCCAAAGAACGAATGGCTAATCCCTGCGGATGACTTTTGCGCCCAGCCAGCCCCCATTTCATGGCGCATCAAACACTGGGTACAGGACCAAGCCTTAATTATGGTTCATGGGCCTTCAGGAGGGGGCAAGACGTTTGTGGTGCTTGATTGGTGCCTGAGCATGGCCAGCGGAAAGCAGGAATGGGCCGGACACAGGGTCAAACCTGGTGCCGTTGTCTATCTGGCCGGGGAAGGGCATCACGGCCTGCGGAGTCGCGTGGCCGCATGGAAACATCACCATCAAGCTGGCAGTCTCAACATGTGGCTCAGCAAAGACGGATGTGACCTCAACACGCCAGAAGGTTATCAGCGTGTTTCTGACAATCTGCGCACCATCCCAAACGCACCATGTCTGATTGTGGTTGACACGTTGCACCGCTTTTTGTTGGGCGACGAAAACAGCGCACAGGATGCTAAGACCATGCTGGATGCCTGCAACGGGCTCATGCGGGAATTTAATTGTTCAGTTATCTTGGTGCATCATACCGGCGTGTCCGAAGAGGCTCAGCATCGTGCTCGTGGTTCATCTGCATGGCGAGGGGCTTTGGATATTGAGGTAAGTATTGTTCCTGCAAAGGATGGTGCGCCGATGGAAATTATTCAGCGGAAAAGTAAAGACGCCGAATTATCTGCGCCTATATATTGCCAGCTTGAAAAGGTGGATATACCGGGCTGGCTTGATGAGGATGGCGAGCAAGTGTCCAGCGCCGTGGTCATGGTTGTTGGTGCGCCAGAAAAGAAAGCTGCAAGCCAGATTGAAAAGCACAGAAGATTGCTGGAACAAGCATGGCCGAATGTAGGAAGGGAAATAAGAAATAACCTGCCTTATATATCCCGCAGCGCACTGGTTGAATACCTTATGAATACTCTCGGGGTGTCAGCAAGTTCAGCCGCGGTTTATATTAAACCAAGCCAAAAAGGGAGACTCATTTGTGAGCTCTTACAGGCCAAAATGATCGAAGCTTTCGAGCATGGATGGGTCGTTGTTGATCCCACTATGGCCAGCGCCATGATGATGGGGGTCGGAACGGAACAATGAACAATGTGCGGGAACAAGGGAACAAATAGGGAACATTTCCGTCTGTTCCCTTTGTGGGAAAAGCAACAAAGATGGGAACAGAACGGAACAACAACCTATAGGGTTGTTCCCTTGTTCCCTTTTGTTCCGGTCGCTGTTCCGCGAACAATGTGCAAGATGCGGAAAGATGCGAACAATGTGCTAACATGAGGGCTTGAAGTGATGAAAGACCAGATCGGCGGTCAGCACTACCAGAAAGACATTCAGCCAGTCCATGCTATGGAGTGCTGGATGAGTCGGGAAGAGTTGCAGGGGTTTTACTGGGGCAATGTTATTAAGTACGTGGCGAGGTGGAAGGATAAAGGCGGGCTTGAGGATCTAAAAAAAGCCCACGATTATCTGGAGCGACTAATAAGCATTCAAGGGGAATAATATGGTCGAAATACTCACGGGGTTTCTTGCAGTGGTTATTATCGGGGCAATCCTTTTTTTGGATTAAATATGTATATTGAAATCTGGCAGCTCTTTCTGATTATTGGGGTTGCTTGGTATTTTTACGAGGTAAAGTAATGCCTAAACCAGCTCGATCTCATGAAGAAAGAACCGTTATTGCTCAACAAGTATTCAACGAAATGCGACAAGGTTTGAGCGCTTATAAAGCTTGCCTAAAAGTCGGCGTTCCGCAAGGCACATTTAATGGATGGTTGAATGAGGATCGCGCACTGGCCGAAGATTACGCGCGAGCGCGGGAAGAATTGCACGAGTTTATCGCCGCTGAAATCATCGCAATCGCTGATGCGCCTGTGCCTTCGAACGAAAAGGGAGGGCTTGACCCTGGCGCGATTCAGAAACAGCGATTACAGGTCGATACGCGCAAATGGCTGTTAAGCAAGCTCGCGCCAAAGAAGTACGGCGACAAGATCGAGGTCTCAGGCGATGCCGCAAACCCGCTCAAGATCGAGCGCATTGAGCGCGTGGTGGTGGGCGAAGTGATTGAGCAGCGCGCACTGTTAAAAAAAGTTGAAGATGATGCTTGACATCTACGAACGCTGTGCGTATAGTTCAGTTCATCAGCAGCACATCACAACAACAGGAGATTGCCGTGATTTTCGCAACCGAAACCGAACACAAGACTCGCAAAAACGTTGCCGCCGCCTATCCTTCGGCGGCAAAAATTGTAAAAGTTTGTGGCGGTTGGCAGGTTTTTGAGAATGTCGTTGATTACAACATTTGGGCCGCCCAAAAATGAGCCACTACATCATCGCCCAACAAGGCAAGCGCCCCGTCATTCTGGCGGGGCCTTATAAGAGTGAGGCGCGGGCTTGGGACGACATCGCCAAGGCTTACGAACACGCCCGGACGTTTTACGATGCCAAGGACTTGACTTTGTATGGCGTTGAACTGCTGCCAGGGTTCAAAGTGCCCGGCAGGCTCAACCTAAGGGGCTTTAATGCGTCATCCTAACCCTACCCCTCAACTGATACGCGAAACCCGCTCCAAGGCGGGTTTAAGCGCGTCCAAAGCTGCCTCGTTGATCTATCGAAGCACTCGCAACTGGCAACAGTGGGAGTTGGGCGAGCGCAAGATGTGCCCGGCTTTGTTTGAACTGTTTTGTATGAAAGTCAAAAATAATGAATGAAAACCCGACCGCAGACCTCATCATCCTGAAAAAAATCTGCATTGCTCTTGAAAGGGTGATGGCGCACACGTCATCAATAGACCTTGACGAGGTGGCAAGATTGGCAGACGAAGCGCGGTATCTGGCTGACAGCATCGAGACATGGGCGAGGAAGCAATGAGCGAAATGAGCAGGCACACGCCGGGGCCGTGGTTTCTTGCCGAAAAAGTTGAAGGCAAGCACACCGTCACCAACCTGCGCCGCATTCGCAGCGAGCGCGAAAGAATGGAACACGGGGCGGTGTGCGAGGTGTATGGGATTGCCGACGGGTCGGAGGCACACGCCAATGCCCGCCTGATCGCCGCTGCGCCGGAGTTGTTGGCGTCGTTGCAACTTATGGTTGATCGGTTCCTTGATACCGAAGGCAGTTACGGTGCATGGGAAAACGAAGCGCTTGAGGTCGCCCGCGCCGCCATCGCAAAAGCTACGGGGGGAAGGAATTGATCTACCAAGGAGACTGCTTTGAAGTGTTGCGAACTCTTCCTGATTGCAGCGTTGATGCGGTGGTGACGGACCCGCCCTATGGCCTGTCCTTCATGGGAAAAAAGTGGGACTACGACGTGCCAAGCGTGGAGGTCTGGGCCGAGTGCCTGCGCGTGCTCAAGCCAGGTGGCCACCTGCTGGCGTTCGCTGGCACACGCACCCAGCACCGCATGGCCGTGCGGATTGAGGATGCGGGCTTCGAGATTCGAGACCTCATCGCTTGGGTCTATGGCTCCGGGTTCCCTAAATCGTTGGACGTGAGCAAGGCGATTGATAAAGCGGCTGGGGTGGAGCGGGAGGTTATTGGCGTCAATGCTGAGCTGGCAAAAAAACAGACCGCTAAAACTGACACGGCCGCATACGGAAATTATGGGGCGGCAG